TTTAGCGTTGTTGTATTTTTTTATAGCAGATTAGGCAGCCGGTGCACACCGAAGCCCGTAATCTAAGGTCAAAACTTTGTCCAAACCAGATGAAACCATGATAGTTCCGACATCTTGTTGGATAAAAAGTTTTAACTCTTCGATTTCTGCAGAAGTGAGGTTGTAACGAGAAAACATGTCATCGTCATTAGCCAACTCAACGTTAACGTCTTTTATCTGCTTGAATGCAAGATCGTTAGTGAAGTTGACAACCTCTCTTGTCGGTAATTCTCCTTTGGTAGAGTGAAAGGTGGATCTCATCATGTCAAAAAAAGGGCTTGACACGTGGGAATAACATGAATTAATCAAACCTTTCTGAAAACGGCGTGCGCGATCACGTACGTTTCCCCTGCCTGGCAAATCACCCCTACAAACACCACTAGCTCTCAAAAATACACCCAAATTCAACAGCGGCTTGATTTCCCCGTTTCTGTCGATAACAGGTGAATTTTTCAAAAATTGGAGCTCACGAAAATTTTTTAAAGGCTCTGTTCCAGTGACAATATACCCAGTCTCTGCAATGCAGCTTGCTAAGTCTTTGGTGTCAGGGTTAACCAACGCCAATTGCACTCCAATCAAGATGTTCGCTAGATTGTTAATGGCAGTAGTCAATGTGGACCCCGTGAACAATCTAGGTCCGTTAGGGTAGAACAAGAGCACATCTTTTTTGTTTTTTTCAACACAACTTTTTAATTTTAATGGAGCAGTACATTGGCGGATGAGCCACCCCATTTGATTTTTGAAACGCGACGGCACACACTCATAGAGCAGATCAAACAAAAGATTTGTGTGAGAGGAGTCACAAGACGAAATATCTAAATTAAAGAGTTCGACAGAACCGTCAGGCCGGCGCCGAGAGTAACAAGAGTCATCTGAAAAGAACACAAAATAACCTTTTCCTGGTGGATTTAATAGGTTCTTAAAAACTTTGCTCAATTCAGATGTTTGAGGACTTTTGCAAAAATGTAATGTATGGTCATTTATTTCTAGGTCCTCTTCATTTTGCGCGCGTTTTAACATTTCCAGCAACCTAAAACCGACCAAGGACGCGCCCACTCCTAGGTCGGCAATCATTCGTGGTCGCTTCCCTGGCTTTGCCCATTCACCTCGCTTCATTTTCCAGGTGACGCAACCATCGCGTAACCAAGTATCCTCCCACGTAAGATGTCCATTGTCTCGCATTTCTTCTCGAGATTGTATTCGCAATTGACGTTTTGGATGGGTATCTCCTGCGTGTTCAACAATCTCAGTAACGGTATCTTGCAAGGCATCAAAATGGTGTGATTGTGCATACTTTGACAATAATCGGTGTAATAAGGCGGCATTATGCCTAATGAAGCGACGCTGATTGTCAAACAATGCCTCATGTCGTCCTGGCTCAGCTGGCACACGTCGTCCGAGAAGTCGACGAACAGCGAAATTACGTGAAAGATTGGTCTCAGCATAGATAACCCCCACATGTTCAACAGAGGGGCCAAAAACGGTGCGATATAAGCGATCAGGCTTTTCATATCCCTCGTTGTAAACCACATTGCCATCGATAAACACATCCCCAACTCTCCCAGCCTCGCCCGGCCGTGTAGGTAGTAAAGATAGCGAATTGGGTAAACTTCCGATCCAATTGGTAGGGTGGTTGTACACGCGTCGTTGGCTTGGACAGTAAACCACAAAAGACTCCCCATCAAAACTATAGGTATCAACCATGCTGCACTCGCTGGGAGATAACTTGAACATGTTGAAGCAAGTTGGGACGCCTGGCGAATGGCTGAGGCGTCCCATAGACGAAAAGTTGTGTCTGATTTTTGTGGCACCAACGAGGCTTTGTAAGCATTTTGCATTACCAACTGCTGGATGTAGAAACATTCAGTGTCTATTGCTACCTTGACTGATTCAGTTCGGAGCGCATCCATCCCGGGGAAACGACTGCCAGCATGAGCCACGGCAAAGACAAAAGATTTGTCAACGTTTCCTTTGTCATCACACAACCGTCGAGTGTACAAGGCAGCCAAAGCCGAATCTAAAAAGTCGTAGTACGTAGTGGAAATGACCACTTGCAAACAATGGGCAGCTTCTTTTGGCGTCAAGTTGCCGTTAAACTTGTCCTCACCGGCTCGACGACCCATCGCCTTGAATCGTTCAGCAAGAAACCTCGGATTGACGAAACAATTCTCGTACAACAACTTCTCATCGTGTCCTCGTCTACAGCACAGTATTCGAAAGAACCCTTTTACAAATTCTAAAGGCATCAAAAAGAATCGTTTACAACAACTTGTTTCACTGCTCGAAACGTGCATGTACAAGTAAACACTAGCTCTGTCTGGTGCTAAAATCACGACTACAGGCGGAGACCGTCGGCATTTAACTCTCAACCAATTACCGATTGTTCTGAAGCGTCGCTCTACTGAGCCCAGTAGGTTGCAACATAAGACCTTCAGCAACAAAAGAGTGGCGAGAGAAAAAACCGGAGAAAACTGATCAGGATGCATAACGACAGGGACAAATTCTTCAAGGACGGGCATCTGATGCACCTCATACTCACGGGCAACATGCACTCGTTGAACGACCTCCACTTGATGGATCACGTCGACAGGCTGAACGTCAATAGGAGCTACATGTGCCTGTTGTTGCGCAACAACCTCCTGCACAGCTACATCAGGCGCAACGTGCAAAGCAGCCACGGGCATAAAAGGCGCTAAATTTGGTCTATAATCAGCCCACAAATTTCGCACATGCTCACGCTCTTCAGGCCCGGCTTTGATTTCATTATCGAAATCAACCACTGGAGCTGCCACGGGCACGTGATCGACAGCCGCTACCTGCAACTCCTGTCCCTCTTCATACTCCATTCCGAACTGATGGGCATGAATCTTGTGGTAATGTTCAATATCAGGGCAACGATCAAGCATTGTTTGACACAAGAAGAAAACGTGCACTCGCAATTTAGGATTGTTTTTTTGGGCATTTTCTTGCACTCGACGCAGAGCACCTGTATTTTTCTTTTTTTGGCGATGCCAATGATCCACAGGAGCGCGACACAACATGCCTTGCTCACAAAAAGAGAAAGAAGGTTTCTTCACCTTGTGGGCCAAATCGTCGGTATGAGTCCAGCTACCGTTGCATCCATTAATATCAGCTTGCACATGCATCGACACTCTGGCGCTGGATTCACCAATCTTGAAATAAGGCAACGTCAAAAACTCATTCGCCAGCAAATAAGGCTTGATAACCAAGGAGGAAAAAGCGATAGCAGTCGGCAGAACTTTGAGTACAGAAACCCGCCTAGACGGTGTGTACTCCACAAAAAACCGTTTTCCATTCCGTCGAATGATTTTCACTTTAGGTCCTTTAGGTCGCTGATCAGATCTATCTTTTTGATCTCGTAAAAACCGCTGAGTCATCAAGCGTGTGTCCTTAGCTGGATTGGCTGTGAGCCAAGCTTCGTGCTCATGATGGAAAAACCCAAAGTCGCTTGGCATGCCTCGATGCAAGTGGCAACGACTATCACCTGGCAGGGCTTCATTTCTGCAATCGCCGTACTCACACACATGATCATCAGTACCGGTCTTACTACCGTTTGCCCCCATTAGCCGACCATCCTGAGCCACGCCCGCAACATGCACAGTCGCCACAGTGAGTGGACAATCCTGCAGGTAATGGACACCTTTACACATCTGACATTGTCTTGCTCGCCACAATTTGATGCGTAAACCTTCACACTTAGTGCATGTGCATTTCGGTACTTTCAGCTTGCTGGAGTGGTATTCAGGATCTTGAGCATGCATAAAACAGACCTCATTCTCGCCCTTCACTTTTCCTTTACAGTGGCAAAATGGGCAGCCGGACTTACCCCCCTTCACTGGCAGCTTGTTGATAGCTTCTGAGATGTGGTAGACAAACCTTTGTTGAGCGTGAACAATGTCATGGTCGACAGGTATCAGTCGCGCGTTGGCGACTTTCGTGAGGTACTCCATCTGGACCTCCATTCGTTCCATCAACACCTCAAAGCGAGATACAACGTCCAACAACTCTGCGTCTTCTCCTACATCGACATCGAAATAGTTGCCTTTAGAGTCTGTGTTGCCATTTAAGGAGTGCATGAACCGATTGCGTAGCTTCTGTCGAACTGCCTGGTAATCCGAATCACACTGCCATTCATCAGCTTCAACTTGGCGTATGCGCACGCGGCGTTCGTCCCAATAGTGTGTATTACCGTTCGAAGCATGCATCTCTGCGTTCCTCTTAAGGGCTCTAACTTCATCCCACTCTGCCGAGTCAGACACCTTTCGTTCAACCGGCTCTAAGATTTCGGCTCGTTTGACTGCGTCCAAATCTTGAAGTGAGAAAGGGCACCGAACTCGCAAAGGACATCGCGACACAGGATGTGGTTCCAAACCTTCATGTCTCATATTCATCAACTTCACAAGCCTGACGTCTGCACCCTCATTGAACAAGTCAGAAAAAGAATCTTCGGCTGTATCCAACACAACGCCCGAGCAGCTCCCGAAAAGTACATTGGGCATAGCTTGTGCCATACCCCCGACCACTTTCACGGAGTAATATCGTTCATGACGCTCGCGACGTTTGTCAGTGAGCATTTTCGCAATAGCTGGCGCTGGCGCCAAATTGTACGGCACAAGCGAAGGATTTATGGCGGTGATGAACATCGAACCATCAGCATCTACGGTGGTGAAGGGGCCTCCTCCACCCCAATTGATCATTGGAGGCGCAGACAGCGTACCACCACCTCGGTAAATCACACTCCAGATGTAAATCCGACTTGTCACTCCTCCATTGGGAGCGGAACCAGGTTCGTTCGGTGATGAGATCACATCATTCTCATCTCCTGTATAACCCCAAAGAAAGTACTTGTCTAGTCCATTTGCCAGAGTGGTTGATGCAAAATCAAAGTTCGGCAATGCAGTACTCTGTCTCCACATGATTCCCATGTAGACGGATCCAATGGGCATGAATGGGTCGAACCGAATACTATACCCAGCCAATCCGTTCTTCTCAAGCTTGATTCCGATAGAATCAAACAAAGGACTCGGCACGGCCGGGGTGGCATCAACTGGTTCCAGAAAGTTGTAGGCTTGATCCACAGTAGGTTTCAACGTAGTGAGATAAGAGGCTATATCACCACCAGGAGGTCTCATGGCGTACTTGTGTGCTACAAAATGACCGCTAAAATGAATTCGCCCAGCATTCAAGTAATCATTTGGAGCTCCTTGCGTCGCAAAATCCAACCAACCAATCTGACTCAACTGAGCTTCTCCGATGGGGTCGCCAGGACGACGGACTCGCAGGACAGGAATAGTTGTCATATCTGGAGCACATTCAACAAAGAAGCATGCAGGCTTAGAAGGCATATTAGACACCCCAAACTGCGAATTGACCATCTCCTCAATTGAAGTTGGAGGACTAGCATTTGTATTGTAACGAAACGAAAATGCATAGTTGCCGAAGCTCTGAACTGTAGAACCTACAGCTGTGCTCACAACCATCGGTTCCCAACAAAACACCAAGCCAAGGATCTGCACAGTTTGAAAAAGCTGCACCCAATCACAAACCCAAGGGAACAATTGTTTGTTTGTGAGGTCCACAGCATATGACGTCAAATGAAATCCAGTAGTCATCGGTGAAGCACTCAAGGATCCAGTCTTGGCTAGAGTTGAGCTAGACATGTCACCACGAAAGGCCAAGAGGTTGCGTCCATCTGGATCAGCCATCATAGAGTTCTTACCAGGGTTGTTGTTATTAGTCGCCACATCGTAGGCACCCATCCCTGTAATTTTTTTGAACAACTTTGACAACCAACCCCCAGCCATGCCTCCCAACTCACGACCGATATCCACCCCGTAATCTCCTCGCCCGACAATGACTTTCTTGCCATTCAATCGACCTTTGTTCTCTTTGACAACAGGAAGTTTCTTCAAGAAAGCGGCTTGCTCCTTCAGTGTGACAGAACGAGATTTACGATTAGCTTTCTTCTCTTCCTTAGACGGTTTGGCTCTTGGGGCTCGCTTCTTCTCAGCTTTATCAGCAAGATCATCGGTCAAAGTCCAAGACCCTTGAACTCCATTGAGTGCTATGCGCACGGTGTGCAAATTGGCCAAAAACTCCTCGTCAGAAGGACCTGGACAAGTAGGAGCCTTTGTAGTTGGCTGTTTAGTGGTTGGAGCCAAGGTCGGCCCGAGAGTAGTTGGAGCCCTTGTCGTGGGCGGATAGATGTCACCAAACTTCCAGCTGGCTCCATTGGCAGCGACCGCCATCGCGCCTATGAGCTTCCGCCAGATATCATCTGTCATTGTGGCGCTCCCTTGCCACCCATTTAATGCTCGTCGAAAAAGCAAAGAGGTTGAGAAGGAGTAGAAATATTGTCCACTCAAAACTTTCTGCACAGATAAAGACTTCCCAACCTCCTGAATTGAACGAGCGTGATATCCTAACGCACCGATACGAGGCGCGTATATAAGGTCATCACTAGTGTGTTGTTCGGCATCCGAGATGCGAGGGGCGACACACCCTTTACTATTTTGAGTGCTTTTAGCACAGAGCATAGTTTGCTCCTTCTCTCTGAAAGAGGACTTCTCACTGGACGAAAAGTAATCCGGTGGCTCGAGTTGAACTCCAGTAGATGCAGCTGACGCCGACTTATTTCCTAAAGAAGCAACCCACCCCGATAAAAACCCGGTCCACAAGCGAGAACACGCGCTATGGCTAGCTTTTCTCGAACTTCGGTTCGCCTCCTCGTGATCAAACACACGAGGCCTAAGTTCACGCACAAGCCATCCAACAAAGAGCGAGCGGACAGGCAAATGTGCCATAGCCCCCTCCTCAGCTTCACCTATACAGGTTTCACCAAGTTTGCCCATGTCTTCAGGCCCGGAGTATTCGTAAATCGTCATTTTCATTGATTTTCTTGCGAACGCCCCTGCTAAAGCCCACTGCGCTAACGACAACCCTCACGGGGTTGAAGAGACGGGAAGCACCTTGCCTCTCACCTAACCCAGGTTTGGTTCCTGGTTGATGAACAGAGCCGTAAATGACTAACTCTGACCGTTGAACGCCTAAAGAAGATGATTGAACCTTCCCCGAGAAAACCGACTGTTACGATTTGCCTCTTTAAAGCCCCTCCAAAAGAGGGTGAAAAGC